TCATCCATGCCGCCGGATTCGGCGACGCCCGCACCAAGTTTTTCATCAAACACCGGCTTCAAGCCACCCATGTCACCCCAACCAAATTATGATTGATATAAACGACCCGCAATCCGTCTGCCGATCCATCGGCTACTTCATCCAATACATCGGAATCATCGCCCCGCTCGTCGGTCTTGGCTGGGCAACCTGGAGGATCGCGCGATGAAATTTTGGGCTATTGAGACCGAGAGCCTCGGCGGCTCCATGAGAGAGGTGAAGGGGCCATTTGAGACCCGCGCGGCAGCGGAGGCATTTATCAAGCGCGACTTTGCGGACTGGTGGGATAACTCCGAAATCCCATTGGCGGACCGTGATGACGAATGCTCGTCCACTTGGCTTGTCCTGCAAGAACTCGCCGAGGTGCGGCCGGTGGGCAAGGCACAGACCAAATTCTCGTTGGTGGAGGTCAAGGAATGACTACCGAAGACATCCAGACCATCGAATCCATGCACCGGCGCGGTGGGGCATTTGCCCGTGCGCTGGCACACGCGGCAGCGGCCGCTGACCCTGAGAACCTTGCGAAGATCAAGGCGACTTGGCCGGAACTCTGGGAGCGTTACGCCAACTGGGAAACCAAGGAGGAGGCCGGACAATTATGACGGCATCTTTTGCTATCTGCCTGGCAATTCTATCCATCGGCTCGTGCTTCGCGTCCTACCACATCGGACGCGAGTCTATGCGGAGGGATTTGAGGGACTTCCAAGAACGGCGCAGGCGCTGGGAGGAATTCGACGATGAGGACTGAAACGATCCTTGCCATCGATCCCGGCACGACGCACAGCGCGTTTGTCCAATACCGTGCGGGCGAGATTCTTGACCACGGGTGGGTGCCGAATGCGGAGATGCGCCAAGTGCTCATCGGCCGCGAATACGACGCGGTGGCGATTGAAATGATTGCCAGCTACGGCATGGCGGTCGGTGCTTCGACTTTCGAGACCTGCGTTTGGATCGGGCGGTTTACGGAGGTGTCTCGGGTGGAGCCGGTTCTTTGCTACCGGAAGGACATCAAACTTTTTCTCTGCGGCACGATGCGGGCAAAGGACGCCAATGTGCGTCAGGCCTTGCTCGATATCGTCGGGCCACAGGGAACCAAGCCCAAGCCGGGGCCGACATACGGCATCAAATCCCATAGTTGGGCGGCACTGGCAGTGGCCGTTTTCGCTGCCGCAAACACGAAAAAATGAAAATAACAAAAGGAAGACAGACACGGCCACAGCGCGTGGTCATTTACGGAGTGGAATCCGTTGGCAAGACGACATTTGCCGCGCGATTCCCGACTCCATTGTTCCTCGACATCGAGGGAGGCACGGCACATCTCAACACCGACCGCTGCGAGATCAACAGCTGGACGGAACTCAACGGCGCACTGAAGGAGGTCGCAGCCAGCGACTACCAGACCGTAATCATCGACTCGGCAGACTGGGCGGAGCGCCTATGCGTCGAAGACCTGCTCGCCAGCACCAAGAAGGCGAGCATTGAAGATTATGGCTACGGCAAAGGCTGGGTCATGGTGGCGGAACGGATGAGCCGGATGCTGACGGCGCTGGATTCGCTAATCGCGATTGGCAAACATGTCGTCCTTCTCGCTCACAGCAAGGTCCAGCGCGTGGAGCCGCCGGATCTCATGACGGCCTACGACCGTTATGAGCTGAAGATGAGCAAGCAAAGCTCGCCGCTCGTGAAGGAATGGGCGGATGAACTCTGGTTCTTCAGGTTCAAGACGAAAGTCGTTGAGTCAGAGAACGGCAAAGCCAAGGGCACCGGCGGCAAGCAGCGCATCATCTTGACCACACACAGCGCGGCCTACGACGCAAAGACCCGCAGCGGATTGGCTGAAGAGTTGCCGATGGAGTGGGATTCGGTGGCGCATTTATTCGCTACAAACGCAACGCCAAAGGTGAAAGCCGAACCGGCTGTTGTCGTGGTCGGTGCAGAGCATGTGCGGGCTTTTGAGCTACTTGAAGCCAACGAGGAAGCGGTCAACGCCTTCCTTATCTCCAACAAATCAATCAAGCCAGGACAAACTTGGCGTGATGTCTCGGAGAAGCTCCGCGCAAACATCGTGGCTCGCCCGGAGGCGCTGATTGCTAAGGCTACCGAACTGAAGGAGGCGGCGTGAGTAAAGAACTCACCCCCTCCATGGCACCAAAGCTCGCGGAATGTGCCGTATTCGTCGGCGCATCCGGTGCGTCGGCGGCTGCCCAGCGAGGCACGGCTATTGACTGCGCGATACGCATGGCGATGGACGGCAATGAGTCACATTTGCATCAGTTGCCTATCGACGACTTGAACGCCGCGAACTGGGGCATCGAGACCCTTCGACGCCTCTCCGGTGGCGAGCATGTCGAGACGCGCGAGGAATATCTTGCCATTGCAGTGCCGGGACTCTCGAAGCTTGGCACCGCAGACGCAATCTGCAAGCGCGCACGCTGGGTGGCGGACATCAAGACCGGACAAGTGCGGAACTACCGCCAGCAGCTCGCATCCTATGCGCTCGGCTGCATGGAGGATCACTTTGCCGAGTCGTGGACGGCCCATGTGGTCTATGTCGACCAGCAGCTTGTCCGCTCCTACGACTTCACCCGCGCCGAGGCCGAGGCCACGACGCAGCGGTGGATCGCCGAGGCCACGAGCGAGGACGCCAAGCCGACGCCGTGCGAATACTGCACCTGGTGCGCGCATTTTAACTCATGCGGGGCCATCGTGCGCCAAGCGGAGGGCGCTCTGGAGCTTGTCACTTCCTACGGCCGCACACTCGACGAGATCCGCGCGGAGATCGCCGCCGACCCGCTAAAGCTGAGTGTCTTCGCCGCAAACTGGAAGACAGCCGAGAAGCACATCGCCGAGCCGGTCATCGAACTCCTCAAAAAACGCCTCGCCGACGGCGAAGAAATTCCCGGCTGGAAGGTCTCGACCTCCGCCGGCCGCGAATATGTGGAAGCCGCAGCCATCGCCAAGGCGTCCGAAAATGTCTCGAAGGAGACCCTCATCCTCGCCCTCGGCGGCAAGATGACAGGAGCAAAATTCCGCGAGTTCTGCGCAGCCGGTGGCGTGGAAGTCGACGAGACAGCAATCAAATCCGGTTTAGCCATCACCACCCTCAGACAAACCAAAACCAAATAATTTCCTCGCTCAGACCCATTGGGTCGGCAGGGGCAAAAGGGGGCCGCGCATCCTAAAAAACGCGGACCAAACAATCAACCAACTACAAAAAAAATGCCAAGTTACACACAAACCGAACCGCGCGAGACATACTTCGTTGAGCCGGGTAAATACGAAGTCGAGATCACCAAGGGCGTTGAGAAGACATCCCAAGCTGGGAACAGCATGATCAAGCTGACCTGCCGCGTCAAGCTACCAGACGGAACCAACGGGCCAGAAATCTCCGAGCACCTGACCTTTACCGCCAAGGCTGCATGGAAGATCGACCAAGTGCGCCAAGCACTCGGGCAAGCCGTCGTGCCAGGAGAAGAATGCACCATCGAGGCCGAGGATTTCGTCGGCATGTCGGCATGGGTGGTCTTAGGCGAAGAGGCCGGAAGCACGAACCCGAATGCCCGTTTCAACACTATCGAGCGGTGGCTGGAAGCCAAGCAACCCGCCAAGGCCTCAGCCAAGCCGACCAAGAAGCAAGAATCCGACGAGATTCCGTTTTAATCACAATGGAAATCACTATCGACTCTGAATTTAAAGCACTCATTCCGCCGCTCGCGGCGGATGAGTTGAGGCAGTTGGAAGAAAACATCCTGCGCGATGGATGCCGCGATCCGCTGGTGGTATGGGACGGAATCTTGATCGACGGCCACAACCGTCACGAGATTTGCACCCGGAACGGCCTGCCGTTTGAGACGGTTCAAATCCAATTTGAAAGCCGCACCCATGCACGGATTTGGATGCGAAACAATCAAGCGGGACGCCGGAATCTCACAACCGCATGGCGTCTGGAATTAGAGCTTGGGAATAAGAAGGATCTTATTGCTATAACAGAAAATAGCCGGAGACAAAAAATGGTAGGCAACCAGAATGCCGCCAAAGAAAAAACAGAGTTATCACAAAATGATAACACTGTCTTTGAACCAAAGCTTAACACCCAGAAAGAAATCGCCAAGGCCGCAGGAGTTTCAACCGGCCAAGTTGGCATGGCGGAGCAGATCATTAAGAAGGCTCCGGAGCTATGGGAGAAAGCCAAGCAAGGGGATGTTAGTATTTCTTCTGCATATCAACAAATAAGGCGCATCGAGAAAGAGGAACAACGCGAAGCGCGCCGCGAAGAAAACCGCGCCAAAGTTGCGGAAGCGCAAGCCCCCGAGGACATAATCAAATCGGCGGCGAAGTTTGCCACTATCGTCATTGACCCGCCGTGGGATTGGGGTGACGAGGGCGACCAAGACCAGATGGGGCGCGCAAGGCCGGACTACGCCACCATGAGCAAGGAACAACTGATGGCGCTGCCGGTCGGAACGCTGGCCGATGATGATTGCCACCTTTATATGTGGATCACAAACCGGAGCTTGCCGAAGGGATTTGATCTCATTCAAGCCTGGGGATTCCGGTATATTACGGCAATCACTTGGGCAAAGCCAAGCTTCGGAATGGGCAACTATTTTCGCGGGCAGACTGAGCAAATCCTCTTTGCGGTAAAGGGAAGCCAGCCGTTGAAACGCAAGGATGTGGGGACACTATTCACCGCCCCGCGTGGACCTAATGGCCATAGCTCCAAACCGGTCGAGTTTTACGACCTTGTGGAATCCTGCTCGCCTGGGCCGTTTCTCGAAATGTTCAGCCGCCACAATCGGGAAGGATGGACGGCATGGGGGGAGGGCCAATAAAATGCTACACTGCTTTGATACCTATCTCAATGCCACCAAGACAAATGAGGCACAGGAAAGCGATATGGCTGCAATTAAGTCCAAGCTCTCTGGGTGCGTCGATATACGGGCAGCAAAAGATGATGAAGACCGTGCGGGGATTGATTACATCGCAACCATAAAAGGCGGTCGGGAGGTTTACATTGATCTCAAAACCAGAACACAAGGATGCTCTAAATACTGGAAAGCAAGGACGCAATCCGGAGAAATCATCCCTGAGCTTGCTATAGAAACATGGTCGGTTTGCCCATGTCATAGATGCCCTAATGGTGAAATCGGGTGGACGCTGGATTACAGGAAAAAAACTGACCTAATTCTTTATCGATTCGATCCATCGGATTACAGCCATCCGTTTTTGATTTGTTTCCACACCCTGCGGATGGCGGCTGAAAAGAGAAGACATGATTGGGAGATGACCTGCAAAATTGATCGGCAGCGGAACACTACTTATTACAGTGAGTCGATTTTTGTTAGGGCCGATTGGGTTAAGAACGCTGTCAACGCGGTCATGTTTGGCAAGCCGGTATCTGAGCGGTCCATTTACATTCAACAGCTTTTATTCCCCCATGCTCCCTGAAATCACCCTACGCCTGGCAATCTGCGCCAACGCCTGCCCGATCGGCCCGAGGCTCGAGCGCGGCGTGCCGTTGCCGCCATACCAGCACACCTACGCACTGGAGGAACGGCAACAGGCGGAGGCTGATGCGGAGCGCGTCCGCAAATACATCGAGACCCACCACGGGAAACCGAAACGGAAATGAGTGAAACACTACGAACCCGAAACCATATGGGACATGTGCCTATCGAAGAAGGCATACCCCAGCGAGCGCATGGCAACTCTGAAGCTCGCCGAGGTGCGACTCGCCCGCCGCAACCGCAAGAAGTCGATCCGGTGGTATCCCTGCCCGATATGCAAGAAATTTCACCTGACGAGCAAGTAGACAACGAACTCATGTATACCCGCCGATTGCTCTGCGCCATGATTAAACAAGCCGTGCTCGACGCCAAGAATGACCGCGAATATGTGACAGCCGACAACCAAAGCGAACGCGAGCGCAACCAGCGGACGGCCATCGATTTTCTAAATTCTGAATTTTACAAAGACCTTTGTAAAGCACTCGGCGACTGCTCAGGCATCGGACTGCCTGCGGACAAAATCAAATTGGAGGCGCTGAAATAACATGGCTGGAGAATGGATAAAGGTGGAAAACCACTTACACGAAAAAATCGAGGTGTCGGCTATCTCTGAACAGACCGGATTAGACCCGGATACGGTGGTCGGGAAGCTCGTGAAGGTGTGGGCTTGGGCGTCACGGAATTGTCACGCTGACGGCGTGACAAGTGTCACGGCTCTCCGTGTCATCCGCGAAATCACGCGCTGCGAGCAGTTCGACGAAGCACTCGCAAACTGCGGATGGATTCGCATCAAAGGCGAGAAAATCGAGTTTACAAACTTCGACCGCCACAACAGCCAAACCGCTAAAGAGCGTGGACTTGCAACGCAAAGAAAGTGGAAGCAACGCGCCAAAGAAGCTGTCACGAAAATGTCACGCCCGCACCGTGACCAAAACGGGACTAGAGAAGAGAAGATAATAGGGGGTTCAAAGAACCCCCAACCAGAACCGCAGCGCTGCCTGTAATCAAATATGCCAACCTACACACCCCAAAAGGCTCAAATCATCCAAATGCCGCCAGCAGTCCCACGGAACGACACAGCGGAGCGTGTCGCGCTCTCTTGCATCGTTCAGCACTTGAGCACGCTCGACCTTGCC